CCCGGGTTTATACAAGAAGCTAGGGACCAACACAAAATGAGGATTGTGTTGCCGACTGTTATAGTCGTTGCGGTGGCGTTGATAGTTGAACGCCTAAACATGCTACTTGGAGGACCGCAACTCCTAACTCCCCTTCATGCAACCTTACTAATGCAAGCAGTTGGCCTGCTAGTAGTGGTTAGGTTTCTGAAGGATGTGCTATGCTCTACTCCTAGGGCTAGTGTAGAAGAGGGTAAATTTTCACGGGAAAAGTTACGAGAATATCTGTATGACCAAGATTGTGCTGATATTTCCGATGTTCAAGAACAAATACCGCCTGTGTACCAAGACTTACAAGACTATGCTAAGAATCATAGGCTCAAAAGAACAAAAGAAGAAGATGGGGATTTCCGTGTTGAGGTTACCTCTCCTGATCCTCCTCCGTTACCTGTCTTGGACCCTCAACTGTTGCGTCAGTTGGAGAATGCTAGTGAGCTTGAACATGGAGTGCTATGTGGATCACCAAATACAGGTTATGCTGGTGGTGAACTGGAGCTCTTTGGAACTCACAAACCCAGAGGGTTTATGGCCCGCTGGTTTTCCAGTCCTGACATTGGTGATGAACAGATTCGCCGTCGGGCAGTCAGACGCAAGAGGAAAGTAGCTCGTAAGCTAAAAACATGTCTTTATATCAGGGCCTGGTTAAGGTCTGTTATACCACCTGAATCATTAAGGGTTGAACTGGATGATGATGGAGAGATGTATGTTGACAAAGCAACAAATTGCCTAGTCGACAATAAGCTGCGGGAGTTTTTCAAGTTACATTGTTTTAACCTGCAATCAATAGCTGAGTATCAAGACTTGGCCAAGGTTGTAGTGTTTTATACCAATGAAGAGTTGGGGATAGCTGAATTGCTTGAACCCAGGCTTGGGAAACCTCTTCCTAGATGATGGATACCGCGGGAGACAGCTGCTGTGGATACCTCCACGGATTATACTCAAAGTTTGCATGAATTTGTGCCTGAGTTAGGTCCTGGAGTTACACGCGGGGTGAAGGTAGTCTCCCTTGGCGTTAAGAAAGCCAAAATTAGGAAGTTCTTCAAGTTAGAAGGAATGGGGGTGCGCGGAAATGAAATATCTGCACACAACCACTCCCTCAAAAATGTGTTGCGGGCACTGGTGGAAAGGCGGTTTCTTGTCAAGAGCAAGGACGGTTCTTCACTGGTCCCCCCTCCACGGCCTACTAAAGGAGTAGTGCGAAAAAGGCTGGCGGAAGTCAAACGTAGCATAATTGCCATGATCCCAACGCCGACTAGGATGACGATGTCTGAGTTTATAGACACACGCCCTAGTCGATTACGGAAAAGGTATACAGATGCAATGTCAAGTTACATTAAGTTTGGCCTGTCGGAAGTGCAAGCGTGGATAACCCATTTCATCAAGTTTGAAAAGGTTAATCTGACCAAGAAGTCGGATCCTGTTCCGCGCAACATACAACCCAGGAGCCCCGAGTACAATTTACGTCTCGGGATGTTTCTATCACCAATCGAAGGATTTGGTGGCTCCCATCCAATGTATAATGCATTAGCCAGCCTATTTGGTGGACCAACCGTAATGAAAGGAATGAATGCGGAA